TGTTGAGCAATTGAGCAGATTAAAAGATGGCTGAAAAATATACTGCAAACCAGATGATAGAAGCGTTGCGCGAGAAGCACGGCAATTTGTCGGCTGCTGCGCGCTTCCTGAATTGCAGCCGGAACACAATCAGCCGGTACATCGAGAAATATCCAACTGTGAAAGCGGTGGCAGACGAAGAGCGTGAAACGCTGATCGACTTCGCAGAGAATCAGTTATTCAAGCAGGTGCAGGATGGCAACATTACGGCAATCATCTTCACGCTGAAAACTATCGGCAAGCATCGCGGCTACGTTGAACGGCAGGAAGTGACGGGTGCGGATGGCGGTGCTGTGACTGTCAGGTGGGATGATGAAAACAACGATTGATGCGCAGCCGCATCCAGGGCAACTTGAAGTCCACAACAGCGATGCACGTTTCAAAGTGCTATCGGCTGGACGGCGATGGGGCAAGACGCGGCTGGGGGTCAACGAGTGTCTGGATGCCGCAAGCAAAGGTGGGCGCGCGTGGTGGGTGTCACCGAGCTACAAAACAAGCGAGGTTGGTTGGCGACCATTGCGACAAATTGCGCGCCGAATACCAAATGCAGAGGTCAGGCTTGTAGACAGGATGGTTACGCTTCCAGGCGGTGGTTTTGTGGCTGTTAGATCAGCGGACAATCCCGACTCATTGCGCGGTGAAGGGCTGGACTTCGTAGTAATGGACGAATGTGCGTTCATGCAGAAAGAAGCGTGGACGGAGGCTATCAGACCGGCACTATCAGACAGGTTAGGCAAGGCATTATTTATCAGTACACCGAAGGGGCGCAACTGGTTCTGGGAAAACTATCAGCGCGGGATCAATGGCGAAGAGGGCTGGCAGTCGTGGACGTTCCCGACCGTCAACAATCCTTACATTGCGGCAAGCGAAGTTGAAGCGGCGCGGCGGGATTTACCTGAGATTATCTATCGGCAAGAATACCTCGCGGAGTTCGTGGATGACCAGGGCGGTGTCTTCCGGCGCGTGCAAGAAGCAGCAGTACTACAACCTCGTGAGCCGCAAGCAGGCAGGCAATACGTGGCTGGCGTGGATGTGGCAAGCAGCGTGGACTTCACCGTTGTGAGCGTGCTGGATGCGGAATCGAAAGAGATGGTCTACATGGACAGGTTCAACCGCGTGGATTATCCGGTGCTGATAGACAGATTAGAAAGCGTGTACCACCGCTATTCTCTTACTTCGATGGTCGTGGAATCCAACTCAATAGGCAGACCGGTGATTGACGAGTTAGTAAGCAGAGGATTGGCAATTATAGCGTTCACAACAACTTCAGCGACAAAGCAATCCATTATTCAGGGATTGCAGGCATCATTTGAGAATGCGCAAATAAAGATCGTGAATGACCCTGTTCTGGTGGGAGAGCTGTTGAGCTTCGAGAGCAAGCGGAATCCGTCGGGCGGATTTTCGTACTCGGCGCCGGCTGGGATGCACGATGACTGTGTTATGAGTTTGGCGTTCGCATGGAACGCAATTTCGGCTGACCGATGGTTTTTCAGTTCTTATGATTAGTGGAGGGGCGGGTGCCTGAGAATTTACATTTTTATACAGATGGACAAAGTTTGAAGAGTATTGACTTACCTCAATACCCTGACTCCGCTTGGAACTGGATCACCGGTGCACCTGAGGACACGAAGGACGAAGAACTTTATTCTCGTGTTGCGGCTGTCTATCGGGTGGCCAACTTATCGGCTGAAGCAATTGCTAACGTGCCGTTTGCGGTCTACAAAGGCGAAACAGAGTTTGACACGAGCGACGACTGGCAGAACAAGGTTGGATTTCTACCGAATATCCGTGAGCTATTGCGATTATGGCGATTATCATTATTCATGACAAACTCCGCTTACGGGTTTATGGAAGGCAACCGAGTATCGAAGAACTTGCGCTACGTTGTGCCCGGCACGATCACGCCGCAGATTGACAAGTGGGAAGGGTTGACTGGTTTCAAACGCCGAATTGGAACAGAGACAATCGAGTATAGTCTGAAAGACAACCGTATTTTCTGGATGTGGCGATTAGACCATACCACCGAGTTGTTACCGTCAAAAAACAGCGAATTTAAGGCTCTGATGGCAGCAGCGGGTGTGCTTTACTACGCCGATTACTACGTGCAAAACTTCTTCCAACGTGGTGGAATCAGGCCGGCATTGTTGCAAGTGGCCGGCGTGCCAACACGTGAAGAGCGTGAGAAAATCGAGAACGTCTGGGATAAGATCATTCACGGCTGGTCCAAGTATTTAGGCAAGGTAATATCAGCCAACGAGATGGACGTGAAGGTCATCGGCGATGGCATTGATAACGTTGCCAACGGGCAGATCCATTCCGAGAAACTGGCAGACGTGGCAATGGCAGCCGGCATGCCTCTCTCTATCATTCTTGCGAACTCCGCTAACTATGCCACCGCGCAAACCGAGTACCTGGTTTGGTTCAGGGATTCCGTTGTGCCGTGGGCAAACTTCATGCAAGACGAACTGAACGACAAGTTGTTCAAACCGTTGGGCTTGCACTTCGAGTTCAGACCTGAAATGAGCGACAAGGGGCAAGAGGAAGAAAGACAGCGAGCCGGCGCATACAGGGCTTACGTGGCAAGCGGAATGAAACCGAGCATTGCCGCGCAGGTGGTTGGTATTGATCTGCCTCCTGACATCGAGTACGAAGACTTGGACGACGTGTTCGTGCAACCTAAACCTCAACCGGTCAATGAGACCGAGATTCCGATTGAGAAGGAAGAGTTACCAGAGCCGGTGGATGAGAAGTCTGTAACTTTGTTGACAATTGACCAGTTGCGCGAATTGGAACACTGGCAGGACTTAGCGTTCCGCAAGCTGAAGCAAGGCAAGTCATTAGCGTTCCCGTGGGTGAGCAAGACCTTACCCGAAGAAGTTGCGAGCGTGATCCGAGAGCGCTTACCTCACTGCAAGACTACGGTTGAAATCGAGCGGGCGTTCCAACTGGATTCGAGGGATGAAGACGCGTTGAAGTTGTTGGCTGAAGCGTTGAATCGTGCGGTAGAAAGAATCGAGGTTGAGGCGTGAAAGAGCTGATACTGGAAGCCTTGCGCGAGTCGGTGAAACGTTACCCTGACCTGTTCGAATACATCGACGGGGCGGCTGCGTGGGTTATAATTAGAGATGACCTGCAATTGTGGCAGGCAAAGGCGATCACACAGGCGCGCAACGGGGAGCCGGCGCTGTGCGAGTTCGATAGCGCTTACATTCCCGAATCCATCGCTGACATGGTCAAGTCCATGCTGGCTTATGCAGACTGTGAGGGTTGCATAAAACAGGGATTCAGCGATGTGGAGGCGTTCATGAAAGCACCAGGTTCAAAAGACAAACACAAGAAACTCATACCGCGTACCGATGGGAAACCGTTCGAGTATAGCGAATTCACAGGGCTTACAGAAGCAGACATCAACAATGCGATAAAAGCGTGGGATAGGGCTATGCCTGATTACGCCGGGTTGTTGGATGCTGAAGTCAAACCGGAGAATGATGGCGGAGAATAAACCGCTCTGGTATTGGGATGATTCAGTAAAGCGCTACCGTTCGCCGGCAACGGGGCGGTTCGTTGGCATTGACGAGATGAACAGTTTGCGCACTGAATTCATGGAATCTCAAAAGAGACTAATGGAAGGGGCGACGGTCACCTTCGATGCTGGCACAATTGACAGCCGAACTTACGAAAGGCGAGTCAAGGATATTCTGAAGCAGACGTACATTGATCTTTACGCGATGGGAGCCGGCGGGCGTAACAATATGACCCAAAAGGATTGGGGAAGTGTTGGCGGTATGTTAGCAGAGCAGTACAAGTATTTGAACCCGTTTTTGGCACAAATTTCACGTGGGGAGTTGAGCCAAGCGCAAATTACAGCCCGCCTGAAGATGTACATCAACTCTGCAAGCGAGGCGTTCTGGAGAGCGTTCGCGCGTGACATTCCAATTGACTTGCCGGCTTATCCCGGTGACGGGCAAACCGCTTGCCTTACGAACTGCCAATGTCAATGGGATATAAAGCCGGTGGACGGTGGTTATGATTGTTATTGGCGCTTAGGTGAAGCCGAACATTGTCCTGATTGCGTTGAGAATGCGTCAAGGTGGAATCCGTACAGCATCCGCATAACTGGGGAAGATTCAAATGCCAGTTGATATTGTAATTGACGGGCTCGAGGAGTTGCGGTCAAAGTTAGACCGATTTCCGCCTGAAGCGCAAAACGAAGCCGGCGACATGGTAAGTGATTACGTATTGCACATTATGCAGGAGTACGCGCCTTACAAGTACATTCCGTTCAAGTCGGCGTACGGTGGGTTCTTCAGCGACAAACAGCGCAAGTACGTGTTTGCTAACAAGTTATTCGGTGGTTCTGCAAACAGGTCACAGCGGTTACGGCAAGGTTGGAAGAAGATCGGCGGGGGTGCTGACACGTTGGTTTACAACGATGTACCTTATGCCGGCTATGTAGTAGGGGACGACTCTCAAGCGAACATGCACACGATGATCGGCTGGTGGACGGTTAGCAGTCGATTGGGCGAAAGAGCGGCACAGATTGAGCGACTTGCGAAAGCAGGCGTAGACAAAGCAATCGAGAAGTTGGGGTTATAAGAGAAGTTAGTTACAGACAACTGAATACATAAGGCTGTCATGGGCGTTGGGTAACGCGGTGGTAGACCTGGTGGTCAGAGGGTTCTGAAGCCAAAACAAAGCACGATAATTCGTGCGGACGTTTGGCTTTATCGGTTTAAGGAGGTGTCGATGGACACTATGGTGTATTTTGGAGACGCGGTAAAAGCACTTGGCGAGGGCAAGGTTGGTGGTTATTTGGTGCGCTGGGGCGGTGACGGTGACGTTGACCTGACCGGTGATTATTTCACTAAAGAAACTGATCTTGGCATCAGCGAGGGTGACCGACTGCCGGTGTACTTCGAGCACGGCTACGATCCGGTGATAAAAAGCCGGCGGTTAGGGCGGGGGCAAATTGAACGCTTTGACGACATCGGAGTTTGGTTTGAAGCGCAACTGGAGTTACGGGATGAATACGAACGCAAGATTTACGAACTGGCTGAAGCTGGGAAGCTCGGTTGGTCGAGTCAGGCGGGCGGTTCGCTCGTAGCAAAGGAATCTGGATTGGGAGGTACACGAATCGCTACATGGCCATTGGCAGAAGCAACGCTAACTAAGTCGCCAGCCGAGTACCGAAACACCGCAATACCAATGAAATCTATTTATCCTGATGCTGAAGAAGCGCAGGAAGTTACCCATGAGGAGGAAATCATGGCAGAAGAAATCAAGACCTCACCGCCTATTGACGTTGAGGCACTCGTAAAAGAGGCTGCTGAGAAAGCTATCAAGGCTTACGAAGAAGCACAACC